GCCACTCGCTGTCGCACCAGGCACATCATCAGGGATGTGTCTGGTGTTTTACTTTGAAGGGGAAAATCAAAGTGGCTAAGAATACAGACATCGAGGAGCGAACAGCGCTCCTGGTGCGAATCAAAGAGCTGAGAGCTGCTGGCAACTCAATCAGCCGCACCGCGCAGATTATGGAACTAACACGCGGAACAGTCAATCGATGGATCAACGAAGAGAAACCAGACAGGGTAGTGAAGAAAATGGATCCGTACATTTCGCTCGATGAAAAGACCGCAATCGTGGTGAAGTGGGCCGAACTGATTGCAAGCGGTGAGAGTCGTAGTGATGCAGCTGCATCTGTTGGTTTTCCGACGATGATGCTCAACAGGTGGCTAATGTCAGAACCTGCACTACGTGTCGAGTTCCAGGAATATGTCGGAAAAAAACAATACTGTACTGGTCGCAAATCATTCGAGTCAATCATGACAGATGTACGCGAAGGACGTCCTGTGTGGCGTGATGGCGGTCGATTCAAGCTTCAACTGGTCGAAGCTGCACTGATGCGATACGAGCTCGATGGAGCGAATGTTTGGCGATGTAAGGGGTTTGCTACATTGTCGGGAACCGATGTCCTGGCGCGAGATTGGGCGGTTATAGAATGAAGTTCTCCGAAGTTATTCAACACTTGATGCATGGCAAACCGATCACACGCGCATGCTTCGATCATGATGTGTACATCCGATATTCCGATTTGTACGAAGCTTTCGTCATGCACACCGGACCTGAGTCGAAGACTCTACAAGGTCTCACACTGGACCCTGAATCGCTGTTTGCAGCTGACTGGATGTACGGTGACGATCACCCGGTCAAGGATGAGATCACATGGACACGGACCACATCATAAGGACCATCATGGCCAAGCCATGGTCTAACACCTACAGTCTGCTAAAGGCCATCGGAGCAACCGGCGACCAGGTCGATGAAGCATGGCGAGACTATCGTCGTAAGTACATGCGGAGTCAGCGGTGGCAGGACATCAGGACGAAGGCGCTCGAACGCAGCTGTAGAACATGCGAGCAGTGTGGCCGTCGACAGGAGGACGGCTACAAGCTCGATGTGCATCACATCACCTATCTTCGACTCGGTGGTGAGCTGATGGAGGATGTGCAGGTGTTGTGCTATATGTGCCACGGACAGCTGCACTACAGGCGCAGAGTGCGCCAGGATGAGACAGAATAGCATCATGGCACGAGGAAACAGTACAGAACCAGAGATGCTCGCACAGGTCGAATCGGCTTTGATTGCTGGTCAAAGCCCTTCTGTCATTGCACGGTCGTGTGGATTGCCACGCACCACTATCATCTCGATCAGGGACAGAATGACGACAAGTGTCGAACCAAGTCGACATGACATAACTTCGACGAACCTCCCGACAAAGTCTCTCGATGATCTTCTGACATCTGTGCTCGAGGACAGTCTGAAGGCGCTCCAGGCAATCGCACGAGCGGCGCAAAGTGAGAAATATATCAATGGTCAATCAGCTGCCCAAATTGCAGCTCTCCATGAGCGCATTGCGAACTTCTCGGTACAACTTCTCACCGCCGCAGCCGAACCAGCTTCGGACAGTAACTAGCGCGCAGACAGCGGTCTGTTATCTCGACTACCTTCGCGACACGTTGCCGAATGGATGGTCGTACACTGCGCGACATCTCATCGCCATCGCTTCACACCTTGACGCTGTGGAGCGTGGTGAGATCGACAGACTCGCGATCCACATGCCACCGCGCCACGGTAAGACTGAGACAGTCACGGTCCGCTACGGCGCCTATTGCATCGAGCGAGATCCAAGCGCAAACGTCCTGGTCACTGGCTACAATGAGCGCATCGCGAGACGCTTCTCGAGGAAGTCCAGACAGATCGTTTCGTCCAGGACTAAACTCTCGAAGGACAACGCCGCACAGGACGAATGGTCCTTGCCGGAGGGCGGAACCTTCATGGCGCGTGGTGTCGGCTCACCTCCGACTGGTGTCGGCTTCAAGCGCATCATCATCGATGACCCGATTCGATCTCGAGAGGATGCAGAATCGTCTCTATACCGCGACAAGGCATGGGACTGGTACACGGACGACCTTTACACGAGGCTCGAACCGAAGGGCGCTCTCATCATTGTCTCGACTAGGTGGCATCACGACGACATCACCGCTCGCGCAATTTCATCGGAACCTCATCGATGGACCGTGCTGAACCTCCCGGCAATCGCGGAGGAGAAGGACCAGATCGGTCGAATGCCTGGCGAAGCTTTGTGGCCAGAACGCTATGACGTGAAGGAACTCGGACGCATCAAAGAGGTTATGGTCGCGAACTCCGGGGACTACGGCTGGAGTGCTTTGTATCAGCAACATCCGACACCACGCGAGGGTTCGTTCTTCAAGTCCGACAGGATTGTCATCGAGAGCGCCATGCCAAACTGTGCAAAGATGTCCCGTGCCTGGGACCTTGCAGCGACAGCTGGTAGTGGTGACTACACCGTCGGCGTCAAAATGGGTCGTGACATGGATGGCCGCATCTGGATACTCGATGTCGTGAGAGGTCAGTACGACACCGATCAGCGGGATAAGATTATCAAGCAGACAGCTGCACTCGATGGCCGTGGCATCAGGATCCGACTACCGCAGGATCCGGGCCAGGCTGGCAAGAGTCAAGCCATGCACATGCTTCGGTTGCTTCATGGTAGTGCTGTGACAATCCTGCCGGTGACAGGTGCGAAGGATGTGCGCGCTGAACCGTTCGCGAGTCAGGTCGCTGGCGGAAACGTGTACATGGTTGCAGCTTCGTGGAATCGCGAACTCCTGGACGAAATGCGGACGTTCCCGCTCGGTAAGAATGACGACATCGTCGACGCTTTGACTGACGCCTACGACGAGCTCGTCGGTCGTGGCGGTGGGTGGGGTGCAGTATAACGCATGATAAGGACACAATAGTCACATGGGACTCTTTGATCGCTTCATAGGCAAAGCAACCGCCTCACCGTCTGCGCTGCTACCGCCGCCGCTGATTCAGCGACAGACGTCCTATTTCACCGGCACTGGGAACGGCGACTTTTGGAGTCTCCTGACACGCAACCTTCCAGGCTCAAGTTTCAACTGGCGCAACCAAGCTGGCGACCTGATGCTGAACTCCATCGTCGCAATCGGCATGGACTGGTACATTCGTAACTGGAGCCAGGGTGTTCCTGTCGTCAGAAGACCAATGCCTGATGGACAGGTCGAGACAGTCGCAGATCACCCGATTCTACAGCTGCTCGCGCAGCCAACACCGAACGTCCCGCCATCGCTCGTGTGGTCGTGGATTCTCCCTGATTACCAGCTGCTCGGAAACGCCTATTTCAGAAAGGTCCGCGTGTCTGGTCGTGTAGTCGGTTTGCAATACCTGGCGGCTGACATGATGAGGCCTGTCGGTAACAAGGTCAATCCGCTCATCAAGTATCAATACACCGTTGATGGCACGTCGTACGACATCGCACTCGAAGACCTCATTCACATCCGCTATGGTCGAGATCCGCAGGATAGTCGCTTCGGGCGCTCTCCTGTCACGTCTGTCCTTCGCGAGATTGCAACGGACAACGTCGCTGCATCAGCTGCATTCGGCATGGTCCGCAACGGCGGCATGCCAAGCATCATGGTCGGTCCTGACTACAAGGGCGGAGTCGAGGATTTATCCGAAGACGATGCCAGACAAACAAAGCGGAAACTTCAACAGGACTTCACAGGCGATAACGCTGGTTCTGTCCTGGTGATGACTGGACCATTTAAGGTCGAGCAGGTATCACACAAACCATCAGAGATGGCGTTCGATGAGATCCGTCGCAAACCGGAGGAGCGCGTGTGTGCAGCTCTCGGACTCAATCCGCTGGTACTTCAACTCGGCAGCGGCCTCGAGCGCGCAACATACTCGAACCTCGAGCAAGCAACGCGAAGCGCCTGGACTGATGGCATGATTCCGCTGATGCGTCAGATGAGCGAAGCGCTCACCATCGCGCTGCTTCCAGACTACGAAGAGACGCAGCCTGGCGACTACCTCGAGTTCGACGTGTCGAATGTTCCGGCGCTTCAAGCGGATCTCAATGAGGACGCAGAGAGAGCGGAGCGACTCTACAAGAGTGGCATTATCGATCTCGCAACTGCAAAGCGTGTCGCTGGTGTGACGCCTTCGGACGACGATGAGGGCTATTATCATCCGACAGGTGTCCCTGTGCTCAAGAACGCGCAGGATCTTCTGCTCCCTGATGTTGCGCCTGTGTCGACAGCTCGAACTGCCGATGAGACTGCGAAGCTGGTGAGTGCTGCTGGCGCTTTGATTCGTGCTGGCTTTGCTCCTGAACCGGCACTCGCAGCTGTTGGACTTGATCCGATTCAGCACCTCGGACTGTTGCCTGTCACGGTGCGCGAAGAGACGAAGGCCTTCGATGATAGAGATGAGCCAGGACTGAAGTTCATTCCCTCGAAGGACATGGCGTCCGAAGCACGTCAGGCCATCGAGTGGCGTGATGCTGGTCGTGATGGTGGAACCGCTGTCGCATGGGCCAGGGCGAATCAGATCATCGATGGCGAGAAGCTCAGTGAGTCGACCGTCCTTCGCATGTACTCATTCTTTCGACGTCACGAAGTAGACAAACAGGCCGAAGGTTTTCGACCAGGTGAGGATGGTTATCCTAGTGCCGGTCGTGTCGCATGGGCTGCATGGGGTGGAGATGCCGGATATCGCTGGTCCACAGCTGCGCGCAAAGAGATCCTGAAGAAGATGGCACC